TCAGGGAACGCGCTTTAGCGTAGCGAACGCGCCAGCCGTACCAGACAGGATCGCCCGCACCTGCGCCCCGCTCGGAAGCGCGAGACCGGTCCCTGCGCCGTTGGCATCGCTGGCCGTCTTGCTGACAAGCTCTAACCAGGTGGAATTGTCAGGCCCCAACACCTGAAGCTTTATCAAACCATAGGTCACCGCCAACTGGGCAAAGATATAGTCGCCGCCATAGACGGTCGCTGCGGCTGACGGCGTGTTGGCAGTCACCAGCGCAAAGCTTTCCTGCTTCCCGGCCGTGGGCAGTGGGCTGGACGGCGTTACTGCTGTCCATGCCCCATCCTTCGGGCCAAAACCGATCGCCGCTCCAGACGCGGCCCCACCCGGCGTTTGGACCTTCGTTTGCGCAAAGGCGGTAGGCGATACGAGCGCTATGGCCAGCAGAATAAAGCAATAACGCTTCATCCGACCTGCTCCTTCTCTAGCGTTTCCGAAGGGTTGCGTGTTGGAGCCGGGGCGGCGGGCGGGTTAAGTTTGCGGTCGATCCATCCGCGCCCAGCGTCAATCAATGCCCCACCAACTTCAGTGACCAGCGCGACCAGTAGCAGCCGTCCGACACGGCCGAACATTAACCTATCCCCCGGATGCATTGGTCCATTTCCCAAGTGCGGCGATTTATCAGCCCCTGTACGGGTTGCAGTTTGCCGTTGATGCGCGCGTTGATGAAACCGCTTGTCACGACCGAAGAGCCGTCCTTGCGCAGCACTACGAAATAAGGACCGGTCGCGAGGCATCCGCCTAAGAGGTCGCCTGCCTTGAACCGGGTGGCGGCCGTCGATCCGCACCACCCGCCGACACCTACGTTATAAGCGGTTGATCCAACCGCGCGCAGGATGCCGCCTTTCCCCTTAAGATTGGGTGCGCACTGAACGACCCCTTCAACATGGGTTAGAGCCTGCCGCTCAAGGCGGACCATGCATTCGGCATCGCTGTAGAATTTGCCGACTTTCACGTCATTGGTGTCGCCATAACAGGCGGTCGGAATTTTCGCGATGTCGAGATAGCCGACGTTCTTTTTGCCTTCTTGGTCGCCAATGCCCGTCAGCAAAGCAGTGGCGGCGGCGGCCGATCCCAGGAGGGCGATGAGCTTGGTTCGATAGTTTGACATGCCCCACGGCATGCCGATAGCGACACGGCGGAACTAGTATCCGGTGGCGGAGATCAGGCCCATTCTATGACGGAACCAGCCCACCGGCTGACATCGGCGTCTATATCTTCGCGCGCCTGAAAGCGTTCAAAAACGCCGTAGTGAATAGCCTCGTTGCGTCCGATAGCAAGGTCTGCGTTTTCAACCAAGAGGACGGGACGGCGCAACCCACGATCGCGCTTAATCGCGTCCAGCCGCGCATTTTCTGCATCGGTCAGATCAACGAAAGAAAAGGCAAACTGCACCTTCACGACGCCGTCGCCCATGTTGAAGCCGCCGCCCGGCAGATCATTTCGCGTTCCGGTATCTATCAGCATCCTGCCTGGTCCGCGTTCCCGGTGCTTTTCAAAAGCTCGCCCAATGACAAGCGCGCCCGCGTAAAATGGGATTGTTCCGCCCTGGTTGATGACCACGCGGAAATAGCGAGACGTGACGGTCGTCAGTCGCGCGAAGCAGTGGTGGCGCGGCCCCAAGCTATCGGCCGAGCGCATGAGCGACGGCTCCAAAATTGTTGCAAGTCCGGTCCCCAAACCCGTACCCGTTTGGATGAACCATGTCCCAGCGGCACGGGCATTAGTGTAGGCGAGGCAGAAGCTATCTACGGTAACGGGCGCGCCAAAATCGATATCAATATATTGCGTGGAGGCAGACGCAGCGACCCACACTTCCTTGGGATCGGGTGTGGTCAGGTTGGTGAGGCCGGAACCGCTTGCTGCGGCCAACGCCGCGATCGGCTCCGGCTTGATGATCAGAACGCCGCTCATGCCAGCCGCCTCAATATCGTTAGGGTAGTAGCCTCGACCTCAGACTGTTCCTCGGCCGCCAGGACAAAGACGCGGACGCCTGCGGCATAGCCGCCATCGTCCGCGTAGAAGGTCATGCGCTTGCCCACCAGATCGATGCGCAAGCCCGGCACTTCCACCTGATCGATCACCATAGGGTTCAGGACAAAGTTATGCTGTCGCGCCGCCTCGGCCACGGCGTCTGCCTTGAAGTGCAGAGGCGTCCCGATTTCGCTGGTCACAGCCAGATCGCCCCAGGCCGCGCCGACGGGGTCGGACGTGGTTCCGGCATAACGATACTGGGCCTGCAACCAGCTTGCCAAGGCGGCATCGACAGCCATGGTTATTCAGCTTCAGCCGGTTCGGCCGGTGCAGGCGGCGCTGCTGGGGCTTCTGGCAAGACGGCCGGAGCTTTGGGCGCAGGGTCGCTGTCCGCGTTGGTCCAGGTCATGCCCATCGGCGCGGGATCGCCCGCGTCACGCTGCATCGCCTGGGCAATACGAGGACCACGATTATCTTCGGTCAACCCGTGCCAACCGTTCATGCTGGCGAAGGTCATAAGGCCGCCGCAGAGCAGCTTGCCGCTGTTCGAAAGATAGTCGGCATGAGTGTAAAGCGACTCGCCGACTTCGACGATACGATCGACCGGCGAAGGTCGGCCGCTGGACGTCACCAGCGCGTCGCGAAGGTCGGGCGACAGTGCCGCACCCTCTGTAATAAGAAAGGTGCTGATGGCGCTCAGCGCCGACTGAATGCTGTCGATATTAGGAAGGGGCATTAGTTTCTCCATCATGCAAGCAGATAGGTTTCGGTCACATCGATAGCGCCGCCTGCACCGCTACCCATGCGTGTGACTTCGACGCGAACATCGAAAGCCTTGGTTGTCCCGTGATTGTTGGTGAAGCTGGCCTGGACCGCGCCGAACCCAGCTTCTGATGGACCGACAGTGTCGGTGTCTCCGGTGCCGATCGCGGCATAGCTGTTTTGCCCTGCAAGCGAGACGTCGATCCGTGCAGCCATAGTGCCGTTGTTGCCGCCAGCGTTCACCCGTGCCGCCGCCTCGAAAAAGGCAGTTGCGCCGGGCTGAAGAACGATACGCGCAGCCGACCCATAGCCGTAAGCACGGCGGCCGCCTGTAACCAACCCGTTCAGCTTGGAATTTTGCGCCGGGTCCAGATCGGCAAGACTGTTAGAAGTTGCGCCGATGCCTTGACCGGAAAAGCCTGCTGAAATGCCCAGCTGCGTGATCGCCATCGTCTCGGTGACGGTGGTGGTGCCGTCAGACCGGGTGATGCTGTAGTCCATGCGGATCGCACCATATTGGAGAAAACTGTTAGTTTCCCACATGCTGATCTGTGACTTGGTTGCGAACGCGCCTTGACCGTTGATCGCGGCGGCCGTGCGCCCCTCGGTCACATTCGCGCCGCCTTCCTGCGCCCAGAAGCTACTGAGATAGCCCGACCCGCTTTTGTAGATCGTGCTGCTCTCGATATAGCCGTCCGTTTGCAGGCGCTGGGTCCGCTGCTCGACTGTCACTGTCGATAGGCCGCTATAGGTTGCCCATGCCGACTGGCCCGCAAAGGCTGCGGCAGTGCGCCCCTCGGTGACGTTCGCGCCACCTTCCTGCGGCCAGCGATTGACTAACGCAATGCCGCTTCCCTGTTGGGTGATGTAGTCCGAGCGCAGAGATTGTTCGCCGGGGAACCCGGGCCGATCGACAGTGTCCGTTAGATATTGTGGGCGGCCCGTAAACAGCGCATCCGTCCAGCCAAGGCTGGATCGGGTGGCCAGCGCCCCCTGGCCGGAGATGCCTGCCGCAGTCCGGCCTTCGGTGACGTTTGATCCTGCCTCGGCCGGACGTAATGAAGCGACGGTCTGGCTGGTCGCATAGTAGGTCAGATACTCGGCATAGAGGTTCGTCACGGTGCCGTTTGACAGGTCCACGCTGTTCCGCGTGGCAAGCCCGCCCTGGCCAGAGAAAGCCGCTGCGGTGCGCCCTTCTGTGACGTTGGCACCGCCCTCCATGGGCCAGCGCTCGGAGAGCAAGCCGCCGCTGCCTTCCGTGGCATAGATGCCCGTGCTGCGGATGTAGCCAGACTCGTCGATACGCGACACGCGGGATGTTGATGCGGCGAATGTGGCCCACGCTGTCTGGCCGCTGATTGCAGCAGCGGTGTTGCTGCTGGTCTGGTCAGCTCGCGGGTCTTCCGGCCCATCATTATAGTCTGGCCAACTTGTCTGGCCCGGCGCGATGACCGCCAACATGGTTTCGGTCGCGAAGACATAGGCATCGCCCGGCGTATTGGTGCCGTCGGGCTGGGCGCGAACCATGAGGCAGGCAAATGCTGCGTCGGGATGGCTGACATCATAGTTGAAGCCGACCCGATCGAAATTGGCAGGCGCGCCCGCATGGCCTCCGCCAGAGCGCCCGCCCTCGACGTTGGGTGCTACCAGCAGCGTCTGCGCTCGATCGAAAATGAGGCAAAAGACCGACGTGATGCAGCGGTGCCGCGCCAAAAGAGCGGATGCGTGGAGACGATCACCGTTCTTGACCGGCAAATAATAGAGCGTCGTCAGCCCTGCTTCTTGTGTCCACTGTCCACGCTGCACAAGAATGTCTGCGTATGTGGACCCGCCACCGGTCCACGCGTTCCCGCCGCAATTGATCTTCGCATACCAGACGTCACGGGCACCCGACCAACTGGCGTCCATGTTGACGCCGCTTTCCACGCCGATCGCGCTGCCGTTGTTGTTCTGCACGGCCTGCGATGCCCAGGCTTTCGTGCCCAGGGCAAAGCGGCTGTTCACCGCGCGGTTCTGACCGATCCTGACCTGCTGATTATCGGCGCGGGCCTGCGATGCTGTCGCGCCCCAACCTTGACCCGCAATGGCCGACGCCGTGCGACCCTCCGTGATATTGGCGCCGCCCTCTTGGGGCCAGAAGTCTCCAAGCCATCCGATATTGGGCTTGTAAACATTGGCCCCGTTGATCTGACCGAGGTCATTCAGGGTAGAGACACGGCCAGTCGAGCCGGTGAAGGTCGCCCAAGCGGATTGCCCGGCGATCGCCGACGCAGTGTTGTTCTGGGTCCGATTGGAATTGACCTCATCAGGCCACCAGCCATTGAGGAAGCCGACATTCGCTTTGAATATCCCGCCGCTTTCCATGTAGCCGTCTTCGCCGATCCGCGAGACGCGCCCAGTCGATCCGGTGAACGTCGCCCAGGCAGTCTGCCCCATGATGCCCGAAGACGTGCGGCTTTCGGTAATGTTCGCGCCCGGCTCTTGCGGCTTGTAATCCTGCACCGTGCTGCCCTCACTCCAGGCGAGACGGGACGCGCGCAGATAGTTGGCATCACCGCCATAAGGGGCCAGACGATTGGCGATCGCCCCCCCTAACTGGCTGTCGAGGCTCAGATTGCTGATCGTCGCGAACGCGCCCTGGCCGCTGATCGATGCGGCCTGCCCCAGCGATGTCTTGAAACCGCTGAGCGTCGCCGTCGGGCCACCATTGCTTTCCAGCAAATTACCGCTGCCGAAGAACAGGCTGTTCAACGACGAAAGACCGCCGAAGCCAGTCAGGAATCCCGAACCATTTGCAAGCGACGACAAGGTGGCAAGCGCGCCCTGGCCGGTAATGGCGGACGCGGTGTTGACGCTGGTCTGATCGGCGACCGGGTCGGCCGGGCCGTCATTATAGGCTGGCAGTTCTATCTGTCCGGGCTGGACCTTCGCCAGCATCACTTCGGTTGCGAAGATGTAAGGATCTGCCTCACCGGTCGGCAGCATTCGCACAAGAAAGACGGCGTAGCGGGCATTTGGCGCTGTGATGTCGGTGCAGCCGCCAACGCGATCGAACTCGGCCGGGTCACCGCCATTGTACGCACCGCCATCCCGACCGCCGATCCAGCTTGGCGCATTTACCAGCCCGCCGCCTTCATCTAGGATGATAACGAACACCTGGGCTTTACACCGGTGCCGCGCGACCAGGGCTGCACAGGCGATCGTCTCGCCAGCCTTCACCGGCAGCGCAAACAGCTTCATGTCGGCCGCGCTTGCGCCGCCCCAGGGCGACCGGGTGATCAGCCCTTCCGCATAGTTGTTGCCGACATCATTCCACGGCGCACCATTGGTATTGACCCGTGCCCAGAAGACATCGCGCTTGCCGCTGAAGTCGGACGACAGGTTGACCCCTGACGTAACGGTGAAAGGCTGGCCGTTCTGCGTCCCGGTGCCGCTTTGCCATCCATAGGTGCCGCGCGTGAAGCGGCTGTTCACAGCGCTATTCTGGCCAAGGGCAACGCGGCGATTATCGATCAAGTTCTGCGCGGCCGTCGCGCCAAAGCCTTGGCCAAAGATGGACGCGGCCGTTCCAAGGCCAGTAATGACCGACCCATCCGTTAGCCATTGGTTGTTGGCCTCGTTGACCATGCCGCCGCTGATGCCCAGGCGGACGCGATCGGTGCCAGCGAGCGAACCGAAGCCCGTCAGAAAATTGGAGCCGAAGCCCAGCGACGACAGCGTCGCCAGCGAGCCTTGCCCGAAAAAGCCGCCTGCGATGCCTAGCGACGTGATGATCCCGCCGTCCGTCAACCACTGGTTCTGCGCTTCGTTGACCAGGCCGCCTTCATAGCCCAGGCGGATATTGTTGCGTCCGGCCAACCCGCCGAAGCCAGTGAGAAAACCAGAGCCTAAGCCCAGCGACGACAGCGATGCCAGCGCGCCTTGCCCCGTAAACCCGCTCGCGATCCCCAGCGCCGTCTTGAACGCAGACAAAGTCGCCTGCGCGCCACCAGCGCCTTCCAGCAGATAGGGCGAGCCGAAGAACAGGTTGCCCAGCCCGGCGAGCGAGCCAAAGCCGGACAGAAGCGGCGAGCCGAACGCCAACCCCGACATGGTCGCCAGCAGGCCTTGGCCCGCGAACGCAGCGGCGACGCGACCTTCGGTGATGTTCGCGCCAGCTTCGCCCGGCCGGAGCGCTTGGATCGTGGTACCGTCGAGATAGCGGCCGAACCCTGCCGACATATATTGGCCATTGATCAGGTTGGACGGGTCGATCGCGGCGGGCAGGCTGGTGATGTGACTGCCGAACAGGATGTCATTGCGGGTCGCCAATGCGCCCTGGCCCGCGAACGCGGCCGACGTGTGACTGCTCGTGACGTTCGCGCCGCCCTCAGCAGGCTTCAACTGCTCCAGTGTGGTGCCGTCAGCGTAGGACACGCCTGCTGCCAAGATATCGGCTGCGATCTCGCCGTCGTTCATCTGGCGATGATTGCGGTTATAGCCCAGGCGGCGCGTTTTCGTGGGTGCGAGCGTCTTTACTCGACCAAGGAAACGGCCTTGCAAGACCTCTGCATCGCCGTTCCACGACCATTCGCGGATGTCGATCGCGCCCGTCGTTCCGAAACGCCACATGAGCGACAGCGGCAGCAACACGCGATCCAGCGCCGCCGCTGTCGTCTCCGTGTCGTCACCGATATGCAGACCCGCGACGGCCGGGCGCAACGCGATGGCGTCAGCCAGATTGACGATCGCCGGACCGCCCGCCGCCGCTAACAGACGCGCCGCGATTTGCGCCGCCGTCTCCACATAGCCGCCGACATTCTCGCCCTGCACGTCGGCCGTCAGCGGGCCACCTTGGGGTTGGGTCCACCATTTGACGCAGTTGATCGACGGGGCGACCATGCCGCCGCCCTGGGGCGGGGTCGAAGCGATCAGCGCATCCAAGGTCGCGGCGATGCTACCCTGCCAGCCCAGCACCGCCTGATAGCCATCACGCCCCATATGGCGAACGACCGGGATGGACTGCGATGGCCGGGCCGGATCGCCGAACTCATAGATGTTATGAGCGGCCAGCAGCACGCGGCCTTCGAAGTTGGCGCAATAGCCATAGCTGCGCCGCTTGACCCGGCCCTCGCACACCGCGTCGCCCTCGATGCCGCCCGTGCCCGCGAACCACGACTGGATAGCGGGCTTGTTCAGCGAGACGCCAAAGTCTGCGACCGTAATCTGAAGGCGGCCGTCCTTGACCGTCGCGTCCGCGATAGTGCCGGTCAGAGTGCGACCGACGCCCGCATATTCCTCGCCCGCGTCGACTTCGATCCGGGCACCTTTCCAATACAGGGCCGCATAGGCACGCAACAGCGCAGGATCGCCCGGCGCGAACTCGATCAGGCTCACGGTTGGCAGGGCTGCCCCGGTCCAGCCATTTTCATCAAAGCCCAGGGCGGAGGCGAAACGCGGCTCACGGATGCCACCGGCCCGATAATGCAGGCCGTCCAGATAATAGGGCAGATGGCTACCGCCCGCCGCCATCGCCACCAGGCCCGTTGCGCCGGTCGCGGGATTGCGCGGCCACGCGCGGATATAGGCGACGCGGCTCATAGCTGTTGCACCCGATAATAGTCGCCCAGCATCGCGCCGCCGCTCGTGCCGCCGCTGCTATTCGCCCCTTGTCGCGTCAGCGCCTGGAGGGACTCGTCGATGCTGGACAGATAGTCCACCTGCTGCGCCGAGAGATCGTTGGCCTTGTCGAGCTTGGTGTTGGTCGCAACCTGCTCTCCCTGCGCGGCCCTGATCCGTTCATTTTCGGCCTTGATGACGGCTTCGGCAGCATCAATCGCAGTCGTGCGATCAGCCGCATATTCGCTGCCTGCCGTGCCCAGATTATCGCGGGACAGTTCGACAAGCGATCGCGTCAACGACGCCAGCTTATCTGCTGCGCCGTCTTTACCTTCCTCGGCATCGGCGCGGGCGGTGGCGATCTGGCCGAGCAGCGCGGTGCGCTGGTCCATCACGGAGCCTTCCGACAGATTGCCGAACTTCATTTCATCAAGGAAGGCCTGAAGCGATCCGACGCGGTCGGTCAAAATCTGGTCGACCAGGGCGGCGCGATCTTCCGCATTCTTCTTTTCGATCGCGACTACGTCGAAGCCGTACTGGTTCGCGATGCGCAGCCGCTCTTTGGCTTGCACTTCGAACGCTTTGAATGCAGCGGCCATTTCACTGCCCAGACCACCGAGCAGATTTTCTACGTCTTGCACCTTCAGGGCTTCGGTCAGCGCCTGATTGATGTCGGTCGATGAGCGGAGCGCGCGGGATACCGCGTCGGACAAGCCCGTAACCGCGCCCTGGGAAACGGCCAGTTGAATGGCATAGGCGATGGCACCAGCCTGATCGTCATCAAACTCCGTCGCCCCCTTGGCGGTTTTCAGCGAGCCTGTGCCAGTGCGGACTCGCCAGTCGCCATGGCGCTGGCCGATTGTCACGTTGAACGCGCCGATCGCGCCGCCCAACGTGTTGGCTATCTGCGCCAGGCCATCTTGCACGCTATCGGCCGCGCCGGATGCCGCCTGCCTGAATTGCGAGCTATTACCTGACAACGATGCATCGCCATCAACGCTGGTGATGTTTGCAGCGCCGGTCTTGGTCTTCTTGAGCAGGCCGCCCACCACGCTGCCCACGATCCCGCCCGCGATCGAGCCTATTGGCCCCGCGAACGACCCGAGCGTTTTTGACAGCAATTCTTCTGCGGCCGCGCCGCCGATCGCTCCGCCAAGCATGCCGCCAGTGCCGCTACCCCTGACACCGAACATGCCGGTAGCTAGCCCGCCCGCCATGCCGCCCACCGCGCCATAACCCGTTACCTTGCCGAGCGTTTCGCCCAGCGATTTGTTGAATAGCCCCTTGTCACCGAAGATATCGGTGAAGACAGATTGCAAGCCGCCTTTCAGGTCGTCGAAGACGCCTTCGAACCCCTCGCGAAACCCGCTCTTCAATTCCTTCAGAAGGTCAGGCTTGCTGCCGGTAACGGTGATGGACGTGTCGTTCGGATCGAAAGCCTTACCGTCGTCGCCGACGATCCATCCAGCGGGAACGGCAGTGGACGCGCCGGTAATTTGCCCGGTCGCGGTTGCCGCCGCCTTGCCCAGGTCAAGGATGTCCCTCGACGTCTTATCGATATTTTTCGATGCACCACCGACAGCATCGGCCAGCTTATCGCCTGCCTTGCTGATCTTGTCGCCGCCCGTGATCTGGTCTTCAAGGTCGCGGAACAGGCCACCGAACAGCTTTTCCGTCGCGACTTCCGAAAACAGGCGGTCGAACACGTCCAGGCTGCGCTTGGCAAAATCGCCCAGCGCCTTCGGCCCGTCCTGGCGCAAATCCTGAAGCGTCAGGCGGACATTTTCCCGCATGTCTCCGATAGCGGAAAGGAAGACCTGCTGGACCTGCTGCTGGACGCGCATTTCGCGCGTCTGCTGGCGCATGACCTCCAGATTGTCATAAAGCGCACGGACTTGATCAGCCGTAACCCCGCGCCGCGCGAGGGCACTGGCAAGCTGGTCCTCGCTTTCCACGCCCATCTTGTCCATGAGCGAATAGGTAAGTTGCAGGGCATCGGCGTCCGCATAGCGACCGGCCACCTGCAATTTGCCTAGCTCGATCTGGCGCTGCTGGCTTGTGAGCATGTCCAGAAACGGGCGGACCAGGCTCTCTTGGATGACGGGCTTCAACGCCTCGGCATCGCCCTTGATCTTGGCGAATTCAGCCCGCTGTGCCGCCGTCAGATTTTTCGATTTGGCGAGGCGCTGGTTGATATCGTCGACAAGCGCATCGATCGAACGGGTCGCCTGCGCCGCGCGATCGATGTCGCGAGGCGCAGTGTCATATTCGCTGGAGAGCCGGGCGACTGCCTCGGCGGCCCGATCGCTGAAATTCGCCAGACGTTCGGCCTCGCGCGCCGCCTTCTCTGCGCTGTTGTCCTTCTTTGGCTTGCGGCGATCGGGCTGGCGCAGCCCCGGCGCAAGCTCGCCATCGGTCAGCGACTTGTCGATCAGCGCGCTGGTGGCTTCCTTCGCGGTCGAAGATGCGAGGTTGACGATATACTGGCGAAATTCGTCGGCCGTGGTGTTTGCGCCGGAAAAGTCGATCTTCTCGCTCTTGGCGAGGATATCCATTAGGGCATCGCTGCGTTTTGACGCATCCGTCAGCCGCGACGCGATTTGCGCCTGCCGTGCCAGCCCGCTGATCGCGCTGCCTTCGAAGCTCGCACCAACCTGCCCACCGGCATAACCCGCCCCCGCGATCGGCGTGGCACGAACGGTGCGGATGTCCCGCGCCGCCACGGCCAAGCCATTGGTCGCGTCCAGCCGCTCTTTCTGAGCCTCCGCTCGCAGATTGATCGCCATCAGCCGGGCGTTGATCAACAGCAATTCATTCTGCGATTTGATCTTGCCAGTGGTCAGGTCAAACATCTGGCCAAGAAGGCCTTGCGCATCCGCCAACCCACTCGCACCGATCTTCGCGACGTCGGCCGCCTCGCCCGCTTTCAGCAGGGTCGATACCAACGTCGATCCGATGGCGACCGCGACACCAAGGGCGATGCCCCACGGCCCGCCCAGAAACGAGGCAAGACCGGCAAGCTTGCCCTTGGTGCCCTCGGCCGACTGCGCGATCAGCGCGATGGCTGACGCCAACTGGCCCGATTGCTGCGCAAAAATGACGCTAAGCCGCGATCCACTTGCATAGCTTGCGGCGATATCCTGCACTTGGAAGCCGACCTGCTGCCAGCCAATGCGTTGAAGGCCCAAGTTGCGGGTGACGACATCGGACGCTTCGGCCTGGCGCTTTGCCGCCCGGACTTGCGCTTCCGATCGCGTGGACAGGTCGGTAAGCTGGAAAGCCGCCTTTCGCGACTCGGTCGCCATCGCCCCTACAGACGTGGCTGCTCGGTCCAGCACCCCGCCCATGTCGCGCGCGCCTGCCGAAACACCCCGGTTGGAAATGGCCAGCGCGTTGTTTGCTTCGGTCGATGTCCTGGCGGTGCTGGCGGCCGACTGTTGCGCGTCAGCGGCGCTGCCAGTGGCCTGCGACAGATCCCGCGCAGCTTCGGCCGCGCCCTTCTGCGCGGTGCGGAGCAGGTCCAGTTCTGCCCTGGACAGCTTAAGCTGGCCAACCAGGCCGGAACCATCCGCGTTAAGGCGAACGCCGACGACGATCTGGGTCATCGCGCGGCCCTCGCAAATTCAGCAAGAGCGGCGCGTTCCATCAACTGGATGTCCGCAAACATCGCCGGAGAGAAGGGCAAGCCCATATTGTCAGCCGTGGGCCGGATTACATCATAGCGAATGCCCAGGCGCGCGCCGGTCATCCCATGGCGGTCCCACTGGGTACCAAGCGCGGCGAATAGCGAGAAAGAGAGCGCTTCGTCGGGGGCGAGGACAATTTCGCCCGGCCGATCGACCGTGCCTGCGAGCCGGTCCAGCATCCATTGCGGCATAATGGCGGCACGGGTCATGGGGTCTTCGTTCCTTCGGGTCGCGCCGCCGCGCCCGCTGGCCCAAGCGCGCGCGGCGGCTTTCAGTTTCCCGCGCGGACCTCGGCGCGGCCCGCCCGGCAGTCGGCGTAGGCGGACAAAATGGAGGGGAAGACATTGGGAACGCGCAGCAACGTGGCGAAATTGGCCTCATTGAACGGCCATGCTTCACCGTTCGCGCCAGCCACCAGCCGCCAATCGCTGACGATCGGCATCAGGCCGCGCTGCATGAGGACGCTAGGCGTGGGACGATCCACAGGAGCCTTGTCCGCGTCGTCCGCTTCCTGTTTCCCGGCGAGAATAAGGTTGGTCGTGCGCGCGAAATCGTCGATCGCGTCCTCGTCGAGAATGCGGAACCGCAGTTCGATCTTGTTTTCGATGACCGCGCCATCCTCCGTGACGCCCGCAAATAACACAGGCCACCAGACAAGGATTTCAGGAACGACTTTGAACATGGACGATGATCCTTGGGAATAGGTAGGGAAGCCGCTATTTCGCGGTGATTGTGAAGTCCGCCGATCCACCCTCGACCGTGTGACGCAGAGCGAGTGTCCACATCAGCGTGTCGTCTTCGTTGCTTTCGGTGATGTCGGTCACCTGCACCTTGGTAGACGCGGCCTGGAAAATATTGCCCGCCGCTCGGCCATGGATGAGCGACCAGTTGACGAGACTGCCCGTGCGCAGGGTCTGGATGTAGTTTTTGGTCGCGATGTCTGGCGCTTCGATGACCGCCGTCGAGGTGAAGCTGTGATTGCCACGGCGGACATAACGCTTGCCCACGAGGTTGCGCATGGCCGTGGCAACACCGGCGTCGGCGCGCCAAGACCGCAGGGCGGGCGCATGGCCGTCCAACAGGAAATCGGTATTGTCGATATTGACCTCAAGTGGCTGCTTCCAGCGCGTCATGTCGGGCGCGCCGGGTGCAGTCTTGTCGAACGGGGTCGCGGCCGGGATCAAACCCATCCAGTTGAAGCCAATGAATGGATAAGCGCCTGCCGTGAAATCGAGCGTGAAACTGCCAACCATGCCCACAGATTTCCGGCGTTGGTCACTCATGAAATCATATTGGCTAAGCGAAGTGGCGTTGACGCCCGGCGCGGCGAAGTTCTGCACCGCATCCTGTCCTGCCGTCAGCACCGGTGCAGCCATGCCGCAACCCTCCAGCAGTTCCATCCAAGCTGGAGCAGTGCCAGCCGTGCCGGACCCTGCGATCTCAACCTCGTAAGTAGTGGTACGCCGCTCGTTGCTGGGCACCGAGGCGAGCGCGCCGAACACGCGCGTATCGAGATTGCGCTCGATCCGGTCCATATCGACAGGCTTGCCGGAATAATTTCGCGTCAGAATGCCGTTGGCAGCGGCCGTAGGCACGATATCCACGCCGTAGGTGGCTTCTTTTTTCGCAAGGACGACTGCGACCCAATCAACCATTGGTGTTCTCCGTGTTCAGGTCGAGCCAGGCGTCTGGATCGACATTCGGGTCGGGCTTGCCCAATTCCGACAAAGCGCGATCCCGCGCAGGGCCGGACAGCGGCAAGCCGTACTCGTCCAATTGACGACCCATCGCGTCCGTCGGGCGCGGCCGAGTGGGCTGTTCCTGGGTCGTTTCAACCGTCATCTTTGCTGTCCGCCGCCTCATTGACTTTGCTTCCGAATGTGAGATGAAGCCTTAAAGGTGATCAGCCACGCCACCCGGTATCCGTCGGTGGAGATCAGCCTCCCCCCGCCATATTCCGTAGGGCGCGACGCCTCTGGGTGGGTCCAACCGACCAGCGCGTCGATCACGCGATCCACATCCCGCTTGAGGCTGTCGTCGATCGCATGGCCGGTGCGCTTCTGCCCCTCCACGACCACGATGATCCCAAATGTCTCATCGACCTTCTGGTCTATTACCCCGCTCATGCGGTTGGGCAGGGCGCTATCGCCCTGCGGCACTACGAACAGGGCGGGCACCGCGCGTGGCGCTTCCGTCAGGCCTGCCCATTCGAGCAAGCCACTCACCGTTTTGAACCCGGCGTAGTCAGTGAGATGATCAACGATCGGCTGTTGGGCGATCATGTGCCTTCCTTTGCAAACAGGTCGCGGACGAAATCGGTCATCACCTCCCCGACCGTCCGCTCTTCTTCCGGCCCGAAGCCGACATATTGGCGCTTGGGCATGACGACCTGGGCGACGAGGCGGCCGCCGAACGACAGCGCCTTCTTCTCGCGCGGCTTGATCGTCCCGCCCTCATTGTGGATGCGCGCATATTTGGCAGGGCCAGCGGTCTTCAGGACGCCGACCTGCGCAAAGTCCGATCCGAAATCTGGTACGACGGCGTTGAGCAAGTGCCGGTCAAGCTGGAGCAATGGGCGTTCCGGATCGACATTGCCGCGCCGTTTCGTCCAAGGCGCGCCGAACGGATCGCGTTCCTGGGCGAAACGGCCCCGCACATGGTCCATCCACTCTCCGGCAATCTCGCCCATGGGCCGCCGCATGTCCGCGCCTTCCTTGACGGCGCGGGACAGGGCAGCGTCGAGAGCCGCATCATCGAGCTTGACCGTGAGGTCGAACCCGGCGCTCATCAGTAACCCGCCAATCCGTCGGGATAGGCTCGACGGCCGGGCACGATCAGGATCGGGTTGTCGCTGACTGCCTGCGCAGGCGGGGTCGCGACAGGGATTGGCATCGTGCCGGACTGGATGCGCTCCAACATCCGCGTTGATGCCTGCGCCTGCTTCTCTATCCCATCGGGCGCACCGGCCGGATAGAGCGCCGCCATCGCAAGATCGCCCACGATCTTCTTGACGATCAGCGGTACGTCCACCAGCGGCACCGCATATAGCGCGGCGATATGGGCATCGGCCGTCGCCTGAGCGTTGACCAGGGCATTGATCAGCATCGCGCGATCGACCCGGCCGGACCCGTCAGCGTCGGTGGCCCGCACAATTTCAGGCAGGCCAAAGCGCGCGATGAAATCAGCGATCGACAGATAGGGCGCGCCGCCATCGGGCATCGCCCAGACGGCGTCGATCACGACGATTTCCAGTTCCGTTTCAGCGCGCTGACCATCGGCATCGTCAGCAACAGCCGTGATAAGATAACGCTCACCATCCGTCCCCCCGGCGATGGCGAGCGTTACCGCACCGGCGAAAAGCTGGGGCACGACTCCCAACTCCGCCGCGCCCGCGACCAGCCCTCTGGCCACGGAGCCGACCGAGTGCAGCGCCGTGATAGTCGACACACCGTTGAAGGTGATCGACCGGCGCAACTCATCGGCCGGTTGCTTCAGGATCGTTTCAAAGGCCATGAAAGCCCGCGAAAAACGGGACGATGGCGACCACCATCCAGAAAACGAGGGCAAGGCCGAAAATGCCAGCCCCGCCATCGAATAGGCGCGATGGCCATGCTTGGCGGGCTGGCGTCATCAGCCACGACGCGCCGAGCATGACCAGTAGGCCAAGCGCTGTCAGCGCCACAGCCAGACACAGCATGGGCGACATCATTTCGCGGCTGCCTTAGCCTTACGAACAGGCTTTTCCTGTGCGGTGCCTGCCGCAATCGTCTCAACAGGGGACACGGTCGTAACAGGCTGCATACCTGCAGCGGGCTGCGCATTCGCTTCCTCGGCGGGTTCGGCGTCGGCAGAGCCGTCCAGGGAGACGATCCCGCTGAGCAGCGCTGGGCCGAGGCGACCCTCTCCAACACGGGCGCTCAGCTCGTCGAGCAGCGCATCGTTGGGAAAATCGACCAAAACGTCGTCGGCCTGATCGGGAAGACCTTCACCGACGAAAAAGACAAGGCCGCCCAAGTCTCCGATAGCGTCGACCAATGCGTGTCGATCGGTGACTGCTACCACGGCGATAGGCGGAAGCAGGCGATCTTCCATCGACGACCAGTCCAGATCGATCGTAACGTCGGCGTCGGTCGGCACAACGGCATCCATGTCGAGCAGGTCGAGCGCCACACCTACAGATAACGCTACGACTTCCCCGATCCCTACTGGCCTCCGCTGACCGTCTGCGCGGGGCAGGCCACGAACCGGTGTCTTCACTTCAAAATTCTGCATGGGGAAGCTCCTGATCTAAGGGGAGATGCTGGCGGGGGCAGTGCAGCGCCCCCGCCAGACCAGAGGCGCAAGGATCAGAGCGCGCCTTGGAACAGGAACCCGGCGTCCGCGCCGACCAGCTCGGCAGAAAACTCGTCCAGCACGTCGTTCTTCCAGCTTCGGATGTCGCCATCCCAGCGCGCCTGCTCGACAAGAGGGTGGCCGCGAAGCTGATAGGTGTAGCCAAAGCTGGGCAGCGGCATCTGGCGCTGACCCTTCGGCGCCACCCAGGCGAGGATCGCATCATTGCCCCAGATATCGACAGTACTACCGTCGGCCTGGTCGTAGATGCCATCGCCCGACACGACATTCTCGATGTCGAAGTATGACGCCATCATCGCCAACGTGATCGACGAAGAATTGGTGTATTTGAAATGACCGAGCAGCATCGGATGCTTGCCGAGTGCGCTGTTAAGGCCACCGGGCAGGACAAGGGTATTGGGACGGCGGCCGATACGCTTGCGGATAACTTCCTTGGCGTCGAACACCTGTTCCTTGGGATTGCTGTCCGGGTCCGACCATTTATAGTCACCAGCCAGCGCAGTCTTGTTGGATGCAGCGTAGGAAGTCGCATTACGCGCCACTTCCGCGCGCTGGATTTCCTTCTCCATCGCCACCACGGCCAGCACCGTATCAACCGCGATCTGTTGCAGATCGATGCCGGGCACTGCGCCAGCTTCCTGCTGGAATTCGATAGGGGTTACCGCCGACAGCGCTTCCTGATGAAGCGAGACCGCCTTGCCCTCATAGCCAAACTCCAGCGCGGCGATCGTCCCGCCCGGCGCGCGGCGGGTCCGGCGACGACGGAAACTGGATCGGTCGAACTCGATCCGCTTGGCGGCCCTGGTGGGCATTTCAACTACGGGAAACAGGGCTTCGCCGACGAAATCGGCATTGGTATAGCCACGGGCGTGTTCGGTCAGGATCGGATCGACGACGCGCGTCTGGGCACCATTCATGGACATAAGGATCGGCCTTTTCAAAGGAAATGAGTGGAAGGCCGTTGCGCCGCCTGGATTGGGACAGGCCGCCTCCCTTGGGCAGTATTCGGGCGACCGTCATCGCCGCCCGATCTCAGGTTTTGAGAAGGATTTCGATCTTCTGCCCGTCAGCGGCGGCGGCCGTCACCGCGATGCCGTCGAGCGGTCCGGCGCCGCCGCGCGCAATGGCCTTGCCACTGCCATCGGCGGCGGCCTTGACCTCCGCACCGGCCGCAATCGCGCCTCCCGCCTCGACGATCGTCGTGCCCAGCACATCGACGGCGAATGCGTCTCCGATCGCGGCGGGGTATTGCGACACGCCCAGCGCCTTGGACCCCGACGCGCATTGCTGGCCGGTCATCAAGCCCACAAAGCGGGCCGCTGCGACCGCCGCTGCCGCGACTTGGGTCATGGAGAAGATGCTTGTTTTCTGCATGTTTGTTTCCTCTTGGGAGATAGCGGGAAGCTAGATCAGGCCGCGCCTTGGGCGCGCTTGACCGCGTCGATCCACGACATTCCGGCATTGTCCTGCTGGATCGTCTTGGCGCGGGCGTGGAGCGCAGCCTGTTCGGGATCAACGTCGTAGCCTTCGGGCGCGGCAAAGCTGGTGTAGGACTTGTCGTCCTTCGGCTTCATCCCATGCTCTGCGAACGAGACGAGCGGCATGGCACTGTCGAACAGCTTCTTGAGCGCAGCGGCCGGGGTCATGTCCCCCGCCTCGCCGAAGCTGACGACAGCCGTAGCGTCGAGATGGTCAAGCACGCCAACCAGCAGCGCCCGCCCAGCGGGAGCAAGTTTTGCGGCCCCGCTCAGCCCTTCGGCGAAGCTGACATTACCGGCATGCAACGCGGCCACAGCCGCTTTGTGCGCGGCCTCTTCCCGCTCGGCAATCTTGCGCTCACGCTCGTCGAGCGCAGTGACGCGCTCGGCGAAACTCGCCTCATTCATAATGTTGTCCTTACTTTCTGAAAAATCGAAGGTGGCAGCACCATCGTCGGCACCGTCTGCGAACTGGACGGTGCCCAGCCCCTTGATGCCCGGCGCATGCGCGCCCAGAAAACCGATGTGCTTGAGATACCAAGTCCCCGGCTTGGGATTGGCGGCGTGTTCGGGTGGGTAGAAGCGCGCCGAAACCTTGGCATATTGCTTCTTGCGGACGGCTTCGGCGAAGGCCGGTTCCACGTTTGCCGGACGGGCGACCAGTTCACCATTCTCGACGACCAAGCTATCGACCCAGCCATAGGCTGGATCGTCCAAGGCCGGATGACCAATTACCAGGGGGGCGGGATCGCTTTCGCGGTCGTAGGCGGCAGCCATCGCAGCGAACATGGCTTCGCTGAACGATACCGCGACACCTTCGTTCGAAGTGAAGGTGCCGATGCGAGCAAGCCGAATGGTGGGGGGCGTCTGATCCATGCCCCACCGATAGCGGGGGCAGACAAGTCGGCCGTGTATCCGTCATCGGAAACGGGGTCGATCTGCTATCGCCTTGACCTCAGATCGCAGGACTAGGCGGCGATTGCAAGCGGGTCAGATCAGCCGCGATGCCAGTTCGATCAGAAACTGGGCGGTGCCTATCACCACCATCGCCGCAACGATGGCGGCGGACAGGCGACCCCGCCGCGTTTCACGGGGGTGTTCAGCGTCGCGATCGGACCAATCGTTGGGCAAGCCTTATCATGCACCGCCATAGGGTTATGGAATAGCCTCTATTTGCCCGTGGGCATCTTGCCCATGGGGGGCGAAGGCGTTTTTGGTAGTTGGGTAGCCCCCGCCCTTTATCGGCGCTCTACGGGCGGGAAAAACCGGCCCGCGTTGCAGAGCCATCATGTGCGCCCCCGCAATAGCGATCGTGGCGACGCGCTGGGCCTGCCGGATCAGGTTCATCGATGCCCCATTTCCCGCTTAGCCCGTCAGGACCATCATCGGTATGGATGACCATGCAATAGGGCTTATTGAGCGTTGCCGCCAACGCTGCCGTAACAAGCTTGATCCTCTTGTTGATATCGACCGAGTCGGCAGGCGTCGCCGGTTTGAATTCGGGTTGTTCCCGAAGGACCGTGCCGAATAGCGACGCAATCTCGTCATCAGGCATCCGGCGCATCAGTATGCCAGCCACTCTAATTCAGCATCTTCAAGAGCGACGTGCATGTCAGGGTCCGCCTCCAGCTTATTGAGACGGGCAGCGACGTCGCTAAAGGCGCCAGAGATGGGATAGCGCGGATCACGATGCGCGGCCTTGGCCAGATCACCTACAGGATCGTCACGCTTACTTTGCCCTAGGAGCCATGTGGCAAAGCACGGCTTAGGGGCGGAATCGGGTGCAAAATGCTTCATCTTTCGTCACTCCTTTCGACTCGAACGAGAACAAAGATATAGAACATATCAGGAACAAATTGGAGTCAGGCAAGGCCATTTCGTCCGTGGGGTTCCCGTGCCAATGCAGGACATGTCGATACGAAAGACGGTGCGGCGCGCCAAAATGCCCGATATGGCGCTCGTGGTTAAGATGAGGTGATGCCATGCGTAAGGCGAAGCGCGCTGCGCTGACGATGATTGCAACCATGGTTTTGGCGGGATGTTCTAATTCTGCCGAGGTCACGACACCGCTTTCAAGTCGAGTAAAAGCGGATGTTCTGCAAACCTATGCTGGATCGAAGGGAGCGTCGGACATCAAAGTGCTGGCTATGTGGCGCGCAGACGCGATCCCCGAGGGACAAATTATTTGCGGTGAGTTAGAAGCCCCGGCGGAATTAAAAGCACATCGCCAGTCGCTTAGATTTTTAGACGACCGAAGCAATGGATATGCTCAAGTGGAATTTCATGAACTATGGGCCGGATCACCCATGGCAACAAGAATAGTGGACACCAATAAAGCGCTGTTCAACCAAACATGGGACCAGCATTGCAAGCCGTTCAGCCCACTAAAGCCTTGGTGGAAATTCTGGAGTTAGAGGGACTTTCCTCCCCATACGACACGGCCAATCAAATTGAGCGTATCGTCCCGTTCAAGGTCAACCAACCTGTCAAATCGCTCGTAATCGCGATTGTCGCTGGTGATCAATAAGCGCCGGGTGCTCGGAAAATGAACGCGTTTGACCATAAGTTGATCGTTCATTCGCAGCACGAATATGCCGTCTACCGGCTGGCGGCGATTGATGTCGAACATCACTAAGTCATCGTCGTTCACAGTGGGCGTCATACTGTCGCCCTTCACCTTCACGATCCGAAGCCCTGAAACGTCGCCGAACTTCTTTCGAAGCCAGCTTTCCGGAAAGCCCATGCTCTCGACCGACTCGGCGGCTTCGACAGCGTTGACACCCCCGCCAGCCGATACAGTTACATCATGCAAGGGTACGAAACGCACAGGGAAGCTGCTGTTCTGAGCCGCTTCGGACTCTCCCGCATTCACGGCCTTGGTCTGATCGGCAGTAGTCGCGCTTCCAATCGAAGTCCGCATCGCATGCAAATATTCGTCAACGATCCCGGTTTTTAGATACTGATCTAACGCTGCCTTGGCATCTCCGCTGGCCGCGCTGGCCACCTTATTGATCCTGTCCAGCGTCAACGTGCTTTCGCCCGCCAACATCCGTTGAAGGGTCGCGTAAGCAATACCTGTTTTGCGCGCTGCATCTTTCTGCGTCCCCATGTCGCGGACGGCAGCTTTCACCCACTCCAGCAGCGTCACGCGACATCCCTCACGAAAACATCATTATGATGTTGACATCTTAGTTGATGTTTAAATATAGGCTTCAACATCGTTTTGATGTTAGGGGGCCAAATGGATTGGCATAGCGAAGATGTTAAGGCTGCGATCCGGAAGCGTGGATCAACCCTCACTGCCTTAGCCAAATCCAACGGCATCACGCTCCAGGCGCTGTCCCGCGCTATCCTTGAGCGCTCGTCCGCTCGCGCTGAAAACATCATTGCCGAATTCATCGGGGTCCATCCCATGCAAATTTGGCCGTCCCGCTACGACGGGAAGGGTGAAAGGCTGTCGCTGCTGGAAGCCCAACAGGTGGCAGCATGAACAACATCACTAACATCAAATGTGCGTGTTGTTCACTATGCGTTTACACTATTCGCGCGCAAGGTGGAGTCAAAATGGCACAACCTGGAGCAGCGTCATGAACGTCGCTGGGGGGAACGCCACACATCTCAATGCGCAAGAGATTGCCGATCTGCGCCTCGCGGGTTTGCCGACGACAAAGACTGGCGTTCGGGTCCGTGCGACCGGCGAAGGCTGGCCTTTTGAACTGCGCAAGGTTCGCGGTGGGAACGCTTGTTTTTACACCATCGCGGGTCTGCCTTTAGCAGCGCGCGAAGATCTGTTCGGACGTCGTGCCGACGCTGCGCTGTCGGCCATGCGCCCCGTTGGCCGTCCGAAAGGCGACTGGTTCGATCGTAATCCTGATGTTGCTGATGCGGTGCTGGTCATACTCGCCCAGCACAAACATGCGTCAACTCGCGTTATGGAACTGCTGAGAGCGCAGTTTAGCAGCCTTCCTTCGCTGCGGAGCCTCAAGCGCTACATTCTGCGTATCGAGCGTGAGCAAAAAGTCCTGCTCACCGCCGAACGTGATCCCGACAAGTTCAAGTCGATGTATCGCCCGGCGCTCGGTCGCATGGACGCCACAGTCTCTTACGCCCACGAAATGTGGGAAATCGACACGACCAAGGCCGATTTGATGTGCACTGATGGCCGCAAGGCGATCCTGGGCATCATCGACCGCTGGAGCCGCCGCGCCCGCTTCCTCGTCGTTGAAAGCGAAAGCGCGCAGTCGGTCCGTCAGATGCTGGTCAGCACCATGCTCATGTGGGGCGTGATGCCTGCCATTCTGAAGGTCGATAACGGATCGGGCTTCATCAACGCTTCCATCATCGCGTCGTTGGACGCGGTCGGGATCAAGCTGGACGCATGTTTACCCGGCCATCCCGAAGACAAGCCGCATATCGAGCGCGTATTCGGCACCTTCAATCGCGAACGCGCGTCGATGCTGAAGGGCTTTACCGGCCACAATGTCGCCCAGGCGCAGCAGTTGCGCGCCCGCGCCAAAAAGAAAACGGGCCGTGCGGTTGTCGAGGCCGGGATCGACAGCGCCGAGTTGCAACGCATTCTCGATGCTTGGGTCGACGGCACCTACCATCAGCGCAAGCACAGCATGATCGGCATGCCTCCCATGGAAAAGTGGCAGCGGTCGCCTGAATCAGCCCGCGCCGCACCGTCGGAAAGCCTGCTCAAAATCGCCTTCAGCGCAGTCATCGGCTCTGCATCAGTCGGGAAACGCGGTGTCCGTTGGAAGAACGGCCGGTACTGGGCCGACACGCTCATCCCGTACATGGGTCAGCAGGTAATGCTGCGCTGGGACGAGGGCGACTATGGCGCGCTGTATGTCTTCAACGACGCTGGCGACTTCATCGACACCGCGCTCAACGTGGAGCGCCAAGGTTTTTCGCAGAAGACCGTAGCGCTGGCGGCGCGCCGGGAAATGAACAAGTTTCTCGAAACGCAGCGCGCCGAGCTTCGACAGAAGAAAACGTCTTTTTCGATCGACAAGGCCATGGACGCAGTCCTGCGCAATGAGGCCGAACAGGCAGGTAAGCTGGCGCATTTCCCCCGGCCGACAGAAGCCCGCTCCACCCCGACGATGGACAGCATAACTCATGCGCCGGTCCCGGAGGTGCCAGACACGTCGCGTATCGATGCCCTGATGGCGCATCCTGCGCCGAAGAAGGCAGCGCTCCGCACCCCGGCCGAAAAGATGGCGGAAGCCGACGCCGTCATCGCTGCCGCCGCGCGCGGTGAAACGGTGGACGCAGACGCCCTGGGCCGCGCCCGCCTCTACGCCACCACCGCTGAATATCGCGCCGAAAAGACGATGGTCGTCGCCTTCGGCTCACCCGCCATCGCCCCGGCCGAACGTCGCCAGGGTGCCGCCTGACAATCGCCTTTCAACTCCATTGCACGACCGGAGAAGAACTCATGAATAGCCTCGCCTCCCAGCCACGCCTGGACTTAAACGACGGACCACGCGGCAATGCGCCGCTCACCAACATGGCCCTTGCCCTGCGCACCATTATGGAATGCGAGGATGCCGGGCCGGACAGTTCGACGCGGATCGGGCTGCTCTATGGCTTTTCCGGCTACGGGAAGACGGTTTCGGCAGGCTTCGTCGCCGCGCGCACCGGCGCGGCCTACATCGAAGCTAAATCGGTGTGGTCTCAGCGCTCGCTACTGGAGGCGATCGCCGAAGAGTTGGGCATTACCCTGCTCGAAAAAACGGCGTCCAGGCTCCTGCGCCAGATCGTGGATCAGCTTAATCATGAGCCACGCCACCTCATCATCGACGAGGCCGACCACATCGTAAACAAGCGATCGGTCGAAATCATCCGCGACATTCACGACAGCACCCCGATCGCCATCATGCTGATCGGCGAAGAGGCGCTGCCCAAAAAGCTGAAAGAGTGGGAGCGGTTTGACAATCGCGTTCTGATAGCCACCGCCGCGCAGCCAGCCTCGATCGAGGACGCCTACAAGCTGCGCGACCATTACTGCAACCGCGTCCGCGTCGCCGATGACCTGGCCGAGCATTTTCAGCAGGGTTGCAAGGGCATCACCCGCCGTATCGTCACCAATCTGCGCACCGCCCAGCGCGCAGCCGCCGAAGAAGGCACGGGCGAAATCGATCGCAAATGGTGGGGCAATCGCCCGATTGCAAACGGCGACGTTCCAGTGCGCCGCCGCGAGGTGGCGTGATGGCTGGCATGGACCTTCTGGCAGCAAACTTCGAAACGGATATCGATCCGCGAACCAACGCGCCGCGCATCCGCTTCAATTTCCGCAACGGGTGGACCGGTTCGCTCGCGCTGCTGATGATGCGACCGAACGGCATGGATGCGATGCTCGCTTCCGTCGCGGCATGGCCCACGGGGAACATGTCGCATGACGTGATTGTGCGTGGTCCTGCCGAAGCCTTCCCCGACGAAGCCATGGCTTGGTTAGATGACGTCCGCTGCTGGGAACCCATGCCGTGAGCGCCACCGCAACGCCGCGCATGCGCGATCCCGAACTGGCTGCATGGACGATCCTGCGATTTGCGCAGGCTCCGATCCGGCTTGCCGACATCATACTGGCCAATGACGCGGGCATGGTCCGCCCCAGTCTGGCCGAAACAATTCATCTGCTCGATCGCTGGCGCGGGGCTGGCCTGATCGACCGGATCGAAAAGCCGGAGTCCTACATCATGCATGCAGAGGCGCGGAATTTCCGCGACCCGCCCGCCGTTGGGGAGGCGGCGCGCGCACCCAAACCACGCTCGACGCGCCAGCGCATCTGGTCTGCCGTGCGCGTCATGAAGCGGTTCGACCTAGTCGAAATCTGCTTTGCCGCCACGGTCGAGAAGCGCGCGGCGCGCCGCGTCCTCAACCAGCTGACGCGCGCTGGCTATCTGGCCCGCACCGACCGGGCTGGTGACGATCAGCCACGCTGGCGACTGACGCGCCCGTCTGGGCCGCGCCATCCCGATGTCGAATATGTCGGACGCACCGTGGTCGCGCTGGTCGATCGCAACAGCGGGGAACGCTTCGCCCTGCTTCCGAACCAAAAAATTTTAGCCGCGGGAGTTAAGCATGTCTCTTAATGCCTCCAGTACGAATGCAGAACGCGCGGTCGCCGCATGGGGCGATGAAATGCCCGCTTGGGTCCGCCTTCTCGCCAGCGCCTGCGATATCGACAATCAGCGGGTGGTCGGCGATCGTCTCGGCAAATCGAGCGGCTACATCAGCCGCCTCATCAATCGCAGTTATGCCGGTAGCTATGCCGAGGCCGAACGGCTCGTTCGGGCGGCCTATGGCGGCGAAGATGTAGAATGCCCGCTGTTCGGCCCAATCCCGCTGTCCAGTTGCATGCGCGCGCGCCGCCGAAAGGGACCGCCGCGCAACCAGCTTCACCATCAATATGCATCGGCCTGCCCGACTTGCCCAAACAATAGCGACGGAGCGGAGGCATGATTGCGCGCCTCATCGTCACGGCCCGCGCGCTGGTCTCCGATCGGAACGTCCAAAGCGGACAGGTCGAGATGCGTATCGCGCTGGCGCAGGCCGCCCTGGTCGGCGTCCCAGTCGTGCTGATCGGCCTCGCATTCATGGCGGTGCTGCCATGAAGCCCGGCCCCCACACTGACTACCGGGCGATGTTCGCCGAGCGCGGACATGTGGTCCTCTACCGCCAGACCCAGACCAATCACTGCCCCGGTTGCGGCGGCAGCGCATGGCACGTCGGCCGCCAGAGTGCCGAATGCGCGCGATGCGCCACCGCCATTCCCCTGTTTTCGCCGGTCGTAACCGGCCTCACCAAGGAAGGATAAGATAATGGCCGTTTCCCGGCGCAAAGCGCCAAAACAAGAAGCCCCGCAGACGATCGAAGAAGCGGTCGCTCTGCTCACTGAATATCGCGACACCGCCGACAAGCTCGACGAATTGAAGGCGGACGCGGCCAGTTCCATCGCGAAGATCGAGGCTGTCCGCGATGAATTCGCGGCCCCGCTGGATCAGCGGTTGAAGGACGTGTTCCGCCAATTGCGGGCATGGTGGGGCGTAGCGGCGCCATCCATGACGGAAGGTAAGCGCAAGTCCATCACGCTGGCAGGCTGCACAATCGGCGAGAGGAAGACGCCGCCGTCGCTCAAGCATGAAGGCTTGAAGGTCGGCGATCTGGTCGAGGAACTGGCGACGCTCGGCATGGACGAACTGGTCAAGCTGACCGTGTCCCTGGACAAGCAGGCCTGCATCAAGGCGATCAGCGCCGGTGACCAGCTGGGACAACTCCTGCTCTGGATCGGCGCGCGCAACCATCAGGCCGAAGAGTTCTTCATCGACCGCCCAGACCGCAAGGATGCGCCGGAGCAGGTGTCGGTCGAGGAGATCGCAGCATGACCCCTGTGATGTTCGCTCGCCTTCAAGCCGCTTCCGACTTCGTCCTGGCCGAACTGGCAAAGAAGACTTCTCCCAAGGACATCATTGCCGGATTAATCGCCGATCACCGCGCCTTTTACCGTCGCGGCGATCCCAACACCCTGCGCGTGGCAGGCGTCACGGCCACCTGCACCACCTCTGAAGACCAAGGCCTGCTTCGCTATTGGCAGCGCAGCGCCACTGTCAAGATCACGACGGAGAACGCCGATGGCCACGCTTAACCGCTGCACCTGCGGGCGCATCCCGCACTTTCGCTATCGGCCCACGCGGGAAGGCACCGTCATCACGACGGTCGCCTGCCCGAACCTTGGATGCGAGGCTCTTGGTCCTTCGGTGGAGGATTTCGAGCGCAATGCCGCCCTTGCCGCCGACCAGTGGAACCGCCTAGGCGGGAGGAAGGCTGCATGACCCGTCTGGAACGTATCGCCGAAATCGAAGGTCTAGCCCGCTCCCGCGCACTGTCCGACACCGAACTGGATGAGTTTGCCCGGCTCGAAAAGTGGCGTGAAGTTAGACTGCATCGCCTGCCTGGACGGATTGCGGCCTGCGAGGCGAAGCTGGCGCGCCTGCGCCAGGACATGGCGGCGCTGCTATGATCCGCGTCTACATCATTGCGGCCGACACGCCTGAACGGTTGAGCTTCGCCTTCCACCGCAGGCCCGGTGGCCGCGCTCGCCCGATCGAGGCGCTGCAAGAGATCGTCGAAATTCCTGACCTCGCCAATCCGACGCGCATGCGCGCTTTGGCAACCGAGTTTCACCATCATTTCAAGGAGAAGGGCCGTGGGTGAGATACATCATGCCCGTGCCAACGGAATTTTCACTCGTGTTGGCGACGCCGTCGCACCTGATGGACAAACCGGCATCGGTTTCACTGTCATCAATGGCACGATCGTAATTTCGATCACGAAAGACGGTGTTGGGTTTGCTGCTGAACTACAGGGCGATGACATCGATATCGCAGGCGGCATGTTCGCCGACGCGGTCGTCAAAGCCACCTGTCATGACGCCCCCAGCCTGCGGAGCGTCCAATGAGCGACAGCCATATCAGCATCTACGCTGATCGTCGTTTCGTGAAGGTCAAATCCTTCGCCACGGCCTCCCGCCCGAAGGCGACCAGCGTGAAGGTAGAATTCGAAGTGACCAACAGTTGGGCGCTCGAAGAGCTGATCCGCTGCCTGCACGCTGCGCAACATCCCAAACAGGACGAAATCCTATGACCCCGGAAATGCGCCGGACCCTGACCATCTATCAGGAGCATTATGCTGCGCATGGCGTCGCGCCCACTTTTCGAGAGGTGGCCAAGATAGAAGGCCTCGCTTCAACGCAGAGCGTACATCGCCGCGTGCATGCTCTGGTGGAGGCCGGGCTGCTGGTGAAAGGCCACGGCCATAGCCGGTCGTTTCTCCCCGCTGGCGTCGATCTGACCAACGTGTCGACCGACCAACTTCGTAGCGAGTTGGAAAAGAGGGAGGCGCGCCATGGCTGAACCCCGCCGCGCCCGCGCCGCCAAACCATTCAAGCCGGTCGCCGATCGCGGCGCTGTCCGTCTGATGACGGCCATCCGTGCCGCCTGTAAGCGACAGGCGATCGACGACGACATGCGCAAGGAGATACAGGCCAGCCTTATCGGCAAGGCCAGCATGTCCGACATGTCCCTTGCCGAACTGGGCAGGCTGCTTGATCATTTCAACAAAGGCTGGAAAGGCCCAATGGGTCACCGCGCCCATATCGGTAAGATCAAGGCGCTCTGGTGGTCTCTCTACTGGCTGGGCGCGATCGACGAGCCGGGCGACCGCGCCATCTCCGCATTCGTGGAACGGCAGACGGGCGTATCAACACTCAAGTTCCTCGACCATCGCAAGGCGCATTCTGTCATCGAAGCGCTTAAAGGGTGGCTGGGGCGTGTCGGCGTTGAGTGGCCAGATGCAGAAAAGATCAGTCGGATAGCAGACTGTACGCCGGGCTTTACCGATCAGATGGCTGAGCGCCATGCGGTTCTGACGGCGATCGACGCTGAACTGCATCGCGCAGGCGACCTGCGCACCCATTATGCGATCTACCTTCCAGCCGCCCTCAACCTTGCTCCAAACCATCATTTCTGGTCGGCCGTCGAACTGGATACGGGCATCCGACTGCTTGGCCGCAAGCTGCGCCGCCTGAAGGGCAAGGAGGCGCACGGATAATGGCTCGCCACTTCACGATGCGCCCGGAACAACTGCCCATTCCTGAGGATACGAAGCCGCATGCCAGCTGGCCCCCGCTCATGCTCGATATGGCGGCGCATATCGGTGCATATGCTACTCTGTGCATCGTGGACGCCTTTGCAGGCCAGTATATCTATATTCCGGTGGATGCCTCGCGCAGCCCGTTTGAGGACATCATCGGCCGGGAGAAGGCCGCAGTCCTGGCCCATGTCTATGGTCGGGAACGCCTTCCCATCCCAACAGGACGACATGCCCTATCCCGCGCGCGTCGCGCTGGCGTCATCGCCCTGGTGCGCGCCAATCGTATGACAGTCAGCGAAGCGGCCGCGCGCCTGCGCACACCTGTTCGGCATCTATCGACCTTGATTAATCAGACCGACGAAGGCACAGATGCCGAACCAGCAATTCTTCTCCAGCGCACTCGCGATGCGCGACAGTTAGATATGTTTGATTGACATCGCGGGGCCGTACTATTCAACTTGGCACCCGAACTATCCATGCCCGGCCTTCAAAGCAGCATCGAGATTCTCAAATAGTTTGACTTTGGCATGTCGCTTTAGGCTTTTAAGACTGCCTGCAACTGCTTCAGCTACTGCACGATTGATAATGATAAACGGCGGCCAATTTATGACAGGGAGCTTTGTGGGAATAAGCTGAATGAAACCAGGTACAGCGTCTAACGAGAGATCCACCTCTCCTTTAATACAAAGCGCAAATATAAAGACACCTCCAAATCCGATCGCAAAAGTCTTTACATTTTTGCCGCCAACATGGTTGGCAATTTGACTTTTCATGGAAGCCTCAGCGAATTGCGTCTGATAATAAGAATGAACCATGATATCGTCACAAAACGCCATAACGAGTTGGATACCAGCTGGAATGGTACGGTTCGCATAAAAAGCTGAGCGCTCTTCGGGGGTGAAGATCGGTTCTGAATTAGTCCAATCCAGAACCATGATCTTAAATACAAGATATTCGGCAAGAAGCGTTTGATCCGCAGGTTTAAGCGCAACATGACTGCCAGTCATCATACTGCCAAAGATCGACTTAATTTTTACCTCATACGAACTCATCCAGCCACTGTTGCACGTTCGACAAACGCGCTTGATCGAGACTTTTGCCACTGATCCTTGGCGGTGACGTTCTGCTGTCCGTGACATGATCGCTTTCGTCACAGGCGCGTCAAATGTAAGCTGGATGTGACGCGGAAATTTTGGCATCAGGTCGTGCGACCATTTTGGCCACACATGCTCACCGCTATTGGCGGATGAGCCGCAAAAAATGCACAACTTCTGGCCATGTTTGAAAGCCGGTTTCGCCAACTTGCACTCCTCCGCTTCCTCTTTAGAACTAAGCGTAGCCTACATGAGTGTGTAGGATATCTCTAAACCAAGTATCCGGTGTCGGATACCACTAGTACGCGCGCGCGAGCCCCACTGTGGACCAGCCTTAAATAGCTGTTTTCCTCGGGGGTTATCGTGTCCGTTCGTCTTCATACCCAGCCGGGCGCGACCAATGCCTAGCTGGGCCAGCATCATCATCGATCTGTGGCCGATTGCGTCCACCATCACCCCCCTTATCCTGCTCGCCGGGTTCTTCTGGCTGCGTACGAAGTTCCCCTTGAAGGAGGATTTCGATAAGCTCGTCGGTATCGTCGACAAGATGGGCGACGAACAGATCGCCTGCTCGGCCCGTCTTACGGCTGTAGAAAAAGACCAGATCAGCGAGCCGACGCGCGTCCAGCTTATGGCGGGAATGAACGTGCTGTCCGGCAAGGTAAGTCGCATCGAAGGCCAGACGGAAGGCTTACAAACCCAGCTATCGACGGCCAACGACTATCTTCAGATCATCGTCGAGCGAGGTATCAAATGATGATCCCCGCGCCGATCCTTCCGCTTGTCCGCCGCTCGATCCTCGACCTCATCAACGATGTGGGCGGCGAGGAAAATGACGACGTCCTGACCATCATGTTGACGGGGCTTGGCCACCGCTTCCCGCGTCCGGCCGTCGCAGAGCAGATGCGTTGGCTGGCGGACCACGACATGAAGCTGCTCGAAATTACGGATATCGGCTCTTACGTCGTTGCGGCAATCCTGCCGAACGGGCGCGAGGTAGCCGAGGGCCGCCTGAAACTGGACGGCATCTGGCGTCATAAGACGGGCCGCTGACATGGCCCGCAAATCGTCCATGAAAACCCTGCCGTCCGGCATCCAGGCGGCAGTCATCCAGGCCATGGAGGGCGGCGCTACAATCGACGAGATTGTCGCGAAGCTCGACACCCTGGGCCACCAGCGCTCGCGCTCGGCCGTAGGCCGCTACGCCAAGGAATATGGCCAGATGGCCGCCCGTCAGCGTGACATGCGTTCGGCGGCCGAAGCCTTCGCCGGTGAGTTTGGCGGGGCCGACAACGTAGAGGGCAAGCTGCTGGTTCAGATGCTGACCAGCATGGGCGCGCGCATGGTTATGGCGAAGGCAAACAGCGATGAGGATGAAGAACCAGACGCGCTGGAATTCTCGCGCCTGGCTAAAGCCACCAAGGATCTGATTGGCGCTGCAAAGACCGACTCAGAACGTGACGCGAAAATCCGTGAAGAGGTGCGGAAAGAAGAGCGGCAGCGCGCATCCGACGATGCAGTCAGTGCCGCCCGCGCCGCTGGTGCGTCCGACGCGACCATGGACGCGATCAAGAAGAAGCTGCTGGGCCTCGCGGAATGACGGACCTGTTTTCCGCCCTGGACCGCCTAGCCGACCCGCCGATCGCGGGCTTGACCGTCGATGCCGTACCGCCCCAGCGCCTGGAAGCGGCCATCGCCTATCTGCGCCATAAGGGCATTCGCGTGTCCACCTTCATGCTGGGCGACAGCCCGATCCCGCGTTACGCGGTGTCCGCCTATCTCGGTTCGGCATTGGCTTGCCAAGTCGTCGGCATGGCCCGGCTGAAAGGCATGGGCCTGTGAGTCTCGCCGACGTCAAAATCCTGCTGCCCTATCAGTCGTCGGCGATAGCGCTCAGCCATGCCAACATGCTGCTGGTGATCGAAAAATCACGACGCACTGGCATCACCTACGGTTTTGCGGCCGACGCCGTCCTAACCGCCGCCCCGGCCAAACGGCCTGAAAACGTCTATTACATCGCCTATAATCTCGACATGACGCGGGAATTCATCGGCTATGTCGGTGACTTCGCGAAAGCGTTCGACGAGGTCGCCAGCGCGTCGTCGGAATTCCTGTTCGATGATGGATCAGAAAAGGGCGTCAAGGCGCTCCGGGTGGATTTTCCGTCCGGCAAGGCCGTTATCGCCTTGTCGTCCAAACCGCGATCTCTGCGCGGTATGCAGGGCAAGGTACTGATCGACGAAGCGGCTTTCCATGACGAGTTGGAAGAACTGCTCAAGGCAGCCATGGCGCTTACCATGTGGGGCAGTCATGTGGTCGTCATCTCAACCCACGACGGCACCGACAACGCGTTCAACACGCTGATCGAAGAAATCCGCGAAGGCAAGAAGGAGGGCGCTGTCATGCGCCTTACCCTCGCCGACGCCTTAGCGGACGGCCTTTACAAGCGTATCTGCCTTCGCACCGGCGTACAGTGGACCCCGGAAGGCGAGAGGGCGTGGGAAGCCTCGCTTCGCAAGCGCTATGGCGACGCGGCTGAAGAAGAACTAGACGTGATCCCGTCGAAGGGGTCGGGCGTCTATCTATCGCGCGCAACGATCAAGGCCGCCATGTCGGCCGACCTGCCCGTCGTGCGCCTTGCATGCCCAGCAGGCTTCGAGCAGCAGCCGGACGAGTTCCGTCAGGACTTCGTGCGCGAGTTCCTAGAGGACAATATCGGGCCGCTGCTACGCCGGTTCGATCCCCATCGTCGATCCTTCTTCGGCCAGGACTTTGCGAGGGTCGGCGACGTGTCGCCGATGGCGTTCGGCCAACATGATGAGCATCTGAACCTCATCTGCCGGTTCATCCTCGAAATGCGGAATGTCCCATTTCGCGAGCAGGAATTCGTCCTCAACTGGATCACCGAGCGCGTCCCGAATTTCTGCGCGGGTAAGATGGATGCGCGCGGCAATGGCTCAGCGCTGGCGGAATATGCCCAGCAGAAATGGGGAGCGGCCCGCATCGAGGCCGTCATGGCCAGCGACAAAACCTATCTGGCTTTCATGCCCAAACTGAAGGCAGGGCTAGAGGACCGCACCTTTACCATTCCGCTCGACGAGGGCGTGATGGAAGACCTTCGCATGGTCAAAAAGGTGAAGGGCGTTCCCAAAATCCCTGACGCCTCGACCAATTCCAAGGCCGATGGGGACAAGGGCAAACGCCATGGCGATAATGCCATCGCCCTCATGCACCTGATCGCGGCGGCCGACGAGGATGCCGGGCCGATGGAGGTCCACACGCTGGGCGTCGGCCGCACTAGCGCCCCTGAGACCATCATTACCACAACCGGCTTCGGCACCGTCGGCCGCCGGTCCAACGGATTGTCCATGCAATGAGCAAGCGTCCTTCGCCTTACCGCTCCGTCGGCCGCGCGGCGGTGGCAAAGCCCGCGCCTGAATTGCAGAACGAGATCGCCAGCACCCGCGACGGTCGCGACATCACCCAGCCTTGGGTGCGCGGCCTGCGTGAGGCCAAAGACCCGAAGCTGGCGACCGCCGTCGATTGGGGCGCCTACGACATCGTGTTCAACGATGATCAGGTCTTCTCGACCATGCAACAGCGCATCGGCGCTGTCGTGGCGCGCGACTGGAACGTCATTGCCGGTGAAACCGAAGACCCCCGTGCCGAAAAGGCGGCGGAAGCCTTCGACACGATGATGAAGCGCCTGCCGTGGGACCGCGTCACCCGCAAAATGCTGATGGCCAGTTTCTATGGCTACAGCGTTGCCGAACTGATGTGGGGCTATCGCGATGGCCGGTTCGACGTCGTGGGGATCAAGGTGCGTCATGCGCGCCGGTTCCGCTATGACGACGAAGATCGCCTACGCATGCTCACTCCCACGAATATGCAGGGCGAAATCATGCCCGACCGCAAATTCTGGGTGCATGCGGTCGGGGCGGCCGACGATGATCAGCCATATGGGCATGGGCTGGCGCACTGGCTCTACTGGCCGACGCTGTTCAAGCGCAATGGCATCCGTTTCTGGAACATCTTCCTCGACAAGTTCGGGACGCCGACCGCCAAAGGCACCTATCCGCGCGGATCGAGCAAAGAAGACATCAACAAGCTGCTGATGGCGCTTCAGGCTATCGCCACCGACAGCGGGTTCGTTGTGCCAGATGGCATGGCGGTGGAGCTGCTCGGCGCGGCACGATCGGGTACGGGCGACTATCACCAGCTTTGCCTCTACATGGACGCGGCCATCGCAAAGATCGTCCTCTCGCAGACGATGACCACGGATAACGGCTCGTCTCGCTCGCAGGGTGAAGTCCATGCCGACGTGAAGCTGGAAGTGGTCAAGACCGACGCCGACGATCTGACCGACAGCTTCGCTCAGGTCGCGCGCTGGTGGACCGACTTCAACTTCGGCCCCGATGTGGCCGCGCCGATCGTGCGCCGCATCGTCGAGGAAGAAGAGGACGCCAAGGCCAACGCCGAAACCGACAAAATCCATGGCGAGAATGGCTGGGTTCGAACCGAAGAGAGTTTCCAGGACACCTATGGCGAAGGCTTCGTTCGCCGCGACGACAAGGATGCACCGACGGGGTCGCAGCAACCTACCAAAGCGGAGCCACCCGGCGCTGCCAACGATGATGTCACGCCCCCCGCAACAGCAGCTAGTTTCGCAGAAGACGATGACCATGACAACGCTGACAGCATCGTCGATCGCATGATTGCCGAGGATGGCTACCGAGTCGCAAGCGCCATGACCGGGACGCTCGTCGATCGCCTGCTGTCCGCCGATAGCGAAACCGAAGCCCGTGCGATCCTCGCCGATGGCCTGGGCATCATGGACGAGCAGCCGCTTGTCCAGGCCTTGGAACGAGCCGGTTTCGCAGCCCAACTTGACGCTGCCACCCAGCGTCCCACTCAGGGAGAAAATTGATGTCGTCAGGGAATGTCGCCGGAGAGCAGTTGCGTCTGCTGATCGAACGTATCGAGCGCCTGGAAGATGAAAAGAAGGGCATCGGCGACGATATCAAGGACGTCTATCTTGAAGGAAAGGCGACTGGCTACGACACGAAAATGATGCGTGAGGTTATCCGGTTACGGAAGATGGCTCCGCACGACCGTCAAGAAATGGAAGCCATCCTTCAATCCTATCTGGCTGCGCTCGGAATGGAATGATGAGCGACCAGCTTGGCTACTCTATCTTCCTGAAGCCTGACGACGTCGTCCGCGCCTTCAAGGCGCGTGGCGCGTTGCAACAGACTGTCCGTTGGTCGGAAATGATGCATGGCGACCATGCAGTCGGCTTCACCGTAGCCAAGATCGCCAAGCTGGACCTCCTTCGCACCATGCGCGCGTCGATCGATGACGTTCTGCGCAACGGCGGCACCTATGAAGGCTGGAAAGCAGGCATACTGCCCGTTTTGAAAAAGGCGGGATGGTGGGGCGCGGTCACCAATGTGGAACTGACGGGCACGGACGAAACCGTCATCGTCAACAATCGCCGCCTGCGGACCATCTACAACACCAACGTCCGAATGAGCATGGCGACAGGTCATTGGGCGCGTATTCAGCGTCAAAAGGACGTACTTCCCTATCTCCGCTACTTGCCATCGTCGTCGGAGCATAAGCGCCCGCTCCATAAGACCTGGTATGGCATCTTGTTGCCGGTGGATCATCCTTTCTGGCAGACGCATTTCCCGCCCAACGGCTGGGGCTGCAAATGCCACTTCGAGCAGGTTTCCGAGCGCAAGATGCGCCGCATGGGCTGGGCCGTCACACCCGACCAGCAGCTTCCGCAAGGTTCGCGTCAGTTTTACCCTGCAAACGGCGACACCATCACCGTGCCAGACGGCATTGACCCTGGCTTTAGCTACAACCCTGGCACTGCCCACCTTCGGGCCGTCGCGGCGAAGGCCGCCAACTCGATCCAACAGGCGCTTGATGCGGGACTTGAGGATGCAGCGCGATTGACGCTGCGGCAGATTGTCGACGACGTCGCCTTTGAGCAGTTCGTTGCATTGCCGAACCCCGGCTTCCCGGTGATGATCCTCAACCAGCAGCTTCAGGCTGCGATCGGGGCAAAAGCTCGTCTGGCGATCTTGTCAGATACGACCGTTGCAAAGCAGATCGACAAGCGGCCCAATTTGACGTTGGCGATCTATCGTCAGTTACCCACCCTTTCAGATCGCGCGGACATCGTGGCGTTGGACGGTGAGAACGTCCTTATATTCGCGCGGGAGGCGAACGGACAATGGACCGTCGCCATCATGAAACGGACAGCAAGCGGTCAAGGCCTGTTTGTCACCAGCGTCCGGTCGCAGAACGCCAGCAGTTTACCCCGACTGCTCAAGGGGACGGAGATCATCGTTGATCGTCGGTGAGGAAGTACGACGCGCGGCGAGGACTTGCATCCCTCGCATGACGCTACGTCGGCCTAATGGCCAGCGTGCTACGGCCGCAAGGTTCACCGTGTCACGCGCGTCGCCAGTACCTTGTATCAAAAACTTTGAACAAAATACAGTGGCGCGCTCACCCTTATCGCTGCACAAAAGCATAGTTGAATATCGTGGGGGCCTAATGTCACAAACCGAGACCAGTTCGAACCGATTTGTGCTGTTTTCTCTGACCGAGGCGGCAGTATTTTTACCTGCGATCCATTTCGCTGCCACCATAACATACCTTTATGCCTACGCTTTGGTATACGGCAGCGGCATGATCAACATGGTTTCCTTCGCCGACGTAGGAAGCACGGCGATACGCGCCATGCCTAATGTGTACATCAGCGCTCTTGTGACAGTATTTCTGACTAACGTGGTTGCACCTAAGTTTCAGCGGAAAGCGCTCATTACAGATCAGCGCTCGGGCGTCTCTAAGGGGATTTTGGTCGCGGTAGGCCTCATTTTGGCCATTGCGTTCATTACGCCGGCTATCGGTATGTGGCTTTCCTATAGAAATGGAGGGGCGCCGTTCCAGCCTATTATGTTGGCAACTCCGTGGATTACTTTGCTGAGCGCTTTTGGCTTTGGATTGACCGTACACCTTAAACTCGCTCGCCCCGCGTTCGTGTGCATAATGTTTCTGATGACCGTGTTCGCAATGTCGAGCTACCGTGGCGGTGAAGCCGCGCAAGACGATAAGTATGCAACGTACGGTGATCCCCTGTATCGGCGTGCTAAGTGCAAAGGGAACGAGATCCTCAATTCCATCGGCGATGGCTTCCTCATCCTTAAACCCGACGGATATCAGCAAATTGTAAACGGAGAATGCGCAGCCCGATTTGATATGCCCCCCCGCAAATGGTGGGATGCCAAACTCAAGCGGGATGCCAAACTCAAGCAGGATGCAAGAGCTAAAGAGCGCAAGCGAAGCTCAGTTCCGCGCGAACCAACGAAAAAATAATCAGCCGCTGGAAGGCGGAGGATGGAGCGCTCCAACGCTCCAAGCCGACGGACATCACCCGTCATGATCCGACCGGCGCCAGCCGGAACCATCCCGCCATCCAACGTTGGACAGCGAGATCAAATAGAGAACATCGTGATAGAGTCGAGTCCATTTTCACCCGTGCAGCACAACGTATGCAACGATAGTGCAGCGGCACTTCAATCCGTTTGCCCAGTCCGTCCGGTTGCCCCCTATATCGGCGGCAAGCGTAACCTAGCGAAGCGTATTATTGCCCGCATCAACGCCACACCGCACACCACCTATGCGGAGGTCTTTGTTGGGATGGGTGGCATTTTCCTCCGGCGCGACCAGCGACCCCAAGCTGAAGTTATCAATGACTGGTCGAAGGATGTCTCTACATTCTTCCTCGTCCTCCAGCATCACTATGTGGCTTTCACCGACATGATCCGGTTCCAGATCGCATCGCGAGCCAATTTCGAGAAGCTGCTGGCAACCCCTGGTGAATCGCTGACGGACATGCAGCGAGCGGCCCGCTTCCTGTATGTCCAGCGGATGTGTTTTGGCGGGAAAGTGGATGGTCGCCACTTTGGCGTAGCCCCCAGCAGGCCGAGCCGGTTCGACGTGACAAAAATCCAGCCGATGCTGGAGGCAGTGCATGAGCGCCTCGCCCCGGTCACTATCGAACGGCTCCGGTGGCAGGACTTCCTGCGCCGGTACGATCGCCCCGGCACTCTCTTTTATCTCGACCCGCCATACTTCAATTCGGAAGGGGACTATGGCGGTGGCATGTTCAGCCAAGCCGAATTTGTCGAAATGGCGGATATGCTGAGACACCTGAAAGGGCGCTTTATCCTGAGCTTGAACGACCACCCGGTCGTTCGATCCATCTTTGCTTATTTCGCTATTGAGGGGGTAGAAACCACCTACCAGGTCAGCGGAAATGGTCGCGCACAAAAGGCGCATGAACTCATCATCTCGACGCCGTCGTAATGCTCAAATCGCTTTCCACTTTCGCTTTCCACTTTGGGTTCCCTCTGCGGCCCCCGAGAGGATAAGCAAGCGCCCGGTAATCTGCGCCAAATGCAAAGTGGAAAGCGATTTTTACAGAAAGTGGAAAGTGCCCACGGATTTCTGCCATTTTCCAAGCACCAGGAAGGCTCCTTTGCCGACCAGACCGCAAAATGCGCCAAAAATTATCCAGTTGCCACCGCGCTGTCTTCAAACGCGCGAAACGCCCATTTTCCAGGCATCTCATCCCGATATGTCCCGCCTAGGCCCCCAATATCCCGCATCAATCGAAGTGGGTAATAAATGGCGCGGCACACGGATCAGGTTTGGTACCCCGAAATGATGATCCGTGCTTGTCATTGGCCGATGCTCCTGCGATATGTGTTCATGAAATGTTCTACCCTTCTTCGCACCCGATCCCCCGGTTCGCGGCCCAGGCGCAGGTCGAAGACCAGCCGGGGATCGCGCACGCATTGGCGTCCGAATCGGGTGGGTGGGATCTGAAATTCGTGAATGAACTGTTCGATCTTGCGCAGCAGCATGGGCTTTCTCTTCCCCCGTCAGTGCGACTCGCCCGCTGCGAGTCGATAGGTATATTCCTATCTCAAACTCAATTTCCTACTTGTCTAGGAAAATTCCTATCACTATGGAATGGATATGGATGAATCGCAGCATGGCCGGATCGCCCTTGATCGACTGATCGTCGAACGAGGGGAAAATTATGCCGATCTTTCCCGGCTGATCGGTCGCAACCCCGCCTATATTCAACAATTCATCAAACGCGGCACGCCGCGCAAACTGGATGAGGAAGACCGCCGTGTGCTGGCGCGCTATTTCGGCGTGCCTGAACAGATGTTGGGCGGCGTGGCTTCGCCGACCGTCGCTGGCGTACCCGCCATGCGCGGCATGCCTGCCGTCATCGTGGTCCCCCGGCTCGCGCTGGGGGCATCGGCCGGCCAGGGTTCGCTCGATGAAGATGAACGGGCGGCGGGCGTGATGGCGTTCGATGCGCGCTGGCTGCGTCATCTGGGCGTGCGGCCGCAGCGCGTATCGATCATCCGAGTGGATGGCGAATCGATGGCGCCAACGCTGAACGACGGCGACGACATCATGGTGGATCATGACGACGATGCCGGTCGGTTGCGCGACGGCGTCTATGTGCTGCGGCTGGACGGCGTGCTGATGGTCAAGCGGATCGCCATGGGGCCGCGCCGCGGCTGGTTCAGCGTGGTGAGCGACAATCCCCATTATCCCGACTGGACCGACATCGATCCTGCACTGGTGGATATCGTCGGCCGGGTCGTCTGGAGCGGCAGGCGTTTGCACTAA